TCTTTAATAACATTCTTTAAAATCTCATCAAACCCTTCAATATTTTGTTCAAATAGATATTGATACAATTTTGTACCAAACTGAGGGTTAAATCTTCTTTCACCTGGTCTGGTGTTGAAAAAATTAGTGATGTTGGCTTTAATCTGAGTAAGAGTGTCATATGACTGCTCAAAATACCCATTTATGCCAGATCTTAAAGGTAATGTTAAACCAATTGGATTCATATTATGACATTGATACTAAACCACCACCACCACCAAGACCTGATGTCTTTTTCTTATCAACTGCTTTCAGCAATTTTCTAAAATCTCTATTAATGACATTAAGTACTTTGGCCTGTTCTTCATTAACTGGTGTTATTTGTTGTGGAATCTGTACAGATTCATTAATATTAGCGCCACCTAAAGATTCACTTCGTAATGCACCCATTAATCCCACATAAGAACCTTCACTTGGAACTCCACCTACAGTTTCATTCAATACAGCATTTAACGCATCATTATTTGTATATTTCTTAAATGTTTTCTTTGCTGGTTGTAATGGTTGTATGTTTTCAGATGGTTTTTGTGAAACTTTTGGTGTTTCCAATTTTTCACTAACCACGTTTTTATTTTGACCAGTTAATATTTCACTCAAAATATTTGGAATAAGAGTTGGAAGAGTCTTTTGAAGTTCTTCCTTTATTACTGATCTGATTATCTCTTTTAATTCTTGTGTTTTCATACTTGTTGATACTATATAATTATATTTTACTATATACCAAAATGTTTTATTTATTTACCAAAGTTAACCTGGTTTTATCATTGATGCTTGGACTGAAAGTGGTGTGCCTGGCAAAATAGGTACAATTTTGAGTTTAGGTATAGTTGGAAATGCAGGCGGTTTGATAATTGATGACATTGGAGGTACATTTGGTATTGGAACCTTTGGTATTGACGGAATACTAGGTACAGTAGGTAAATTTGAGATACTTGGTAACGGTGGTATAGGTGGTATACTAAGAATTGGAGGAATAGATGGTATTGAAGGAGGTGATGGTAGTGAAAAATTTGGTACTGATGGAACAGTGGGTATAGATGGAATAGAAGGTACTGATGTTGGTAAGTTTGTTTTTAAATTTTTATATGTTGATGTTTCTGTAAATGTCTTTTTATAATCAAGACCTGATACTCTTTTTAAAGGCAATTTTGGCACACTTGGAAGAGAAGGAATGCTTGGTAAACTAGGGGTTGGTAAAGAACCTAGTGGATTTTGTAAGTTTAATGATGGTGGTGTAGGTAAAGTATACATAAATTAACTCCAAGTTGATGGATTTGGACCTCTTGTTTTACCGTTATAACCTCCAGGAACACCACTACCGTTAAATACATTAATATCAGTTGGTGGTGTTCCTCCTTCAATAGAACCACCATTTCTTCCCGGAGCATAACCACCTCCAGTTAAAAATACTCTTTTACTTAATATTTTATCAAGACTATCTCTCCAAGCTTTTAATTTTTCTTGTGGAGTTGCAATTTGATTGGTTAGTTGTGTTGGATAATCTGATAGTTGACCTAATTGGTCTTCAGGAGTATTTGTTGTGGAAGTAACATGTTCATGATATTGCCAATGAACGTGATCTAATATTAGATCTGCAAGGTCATACAGAAAGTCAACTGTTGTCTGACCTAACAAAGCGGGTTCATTTGTTTGATCATATTGACCTAGATATATTGCCGGACTATTAATCACTGTTTTTGTGTTTGTAGTCATTATTATCTGACCATGTGAATCAACTGTATATTCATTGTCAGTTACAATTCCATATCTCTTTTTAGAATAATGTATAGTTTCTCCATTTCTACTACTTACTATAATTCTATCACTATTAATAACAATTTGATCTCCGGTAAGTATTGGAGGTCTAAATTTAGTACAACCTGGCGGAGAAAATGCGGACACTTCTTCTTTTGAAACGGAAGGATCTTGAAATATTTTCTTTTTGCATGTTGATCTAAAACTAGATTGTGTTAATCCAGATGTTATATGAATAGATGTACCGTCTTGATTAATATCTTCAGATACATATCCACCTGCATTTTTTTCTGATATGTCAGGTATAGGTTTTGATATATTCTTTTGTCTGTTTCTGATCAAAATCATCGGATTACCAAATCCTGTTAATGTATTACTTACTGGATTAGTATCTCCATCTTTGTTATAATAATCTGCATATTTTGGATCACCAATATCATTATCTCTTACATCATCATATGAAGAAAATCTAATAGATTGGCCGTGTCTACTTTCAATTACAGTATCACCTTCAAATCTTTTTACTGAACGTATCTTTCCGTTTGATTTGAAATATCTACCCAAAACAGTTACATTACTTGTATTCTTATATTGTTTAGAAGTTAAATATGAAACTGGTCCCTTATACAAAACATCTGGATCAGTTGGATTATTTTTTATTTCTCTATTTCCTCTGTTTAATCCAACTCTTTTTTCAAATGTAGGATTAGCATCATTATTTGGAAATCCTGTTATATTGATTTTTCTGGTATAATAAAAATTACCAAGATAATTTACTACTGATACAACTTCATTTACAAGTGGATATTCAGTTATACCTGTATTTTCTAATGGTAATGCCCATGGTAATTTTTCTTTTTCTACGTTTTTATGAGTACTAAATGGTCTGACTAATACTCTACCAATCCATGTATAATCTTTATCATTTTGATCCGCAGGTTTATCATTTGCAGCATCTGGCCATTCTGTTGGATTAATATTAATTTTTGTTTTGAATATTGGATGTGAATCATCAAGGATTACATCCAACACAACTGCTGGTTCAAATTGTAAAGATAAATTTAAAGATGAATCACTAAATGAACTAAGTGATTCAATTCTTATTGCTGCTATTACTGAATTATAATCTGAATATCCTGACATATTATTTCTTTGAGTTTATTTCAATTGGAGTATTGATTTCTTTTGTAATTTTATCAACTTCACCCATCAATTGTTTACGTTCATCTTCACTCAATAACATTCCCATATTACCGTCATCACCTTGACTTTGACTACTAATAATACGTTGTACCACTGCGGCTAATTTGACAAGTTGTTCATCATTTCTGACTGAAACGTCCAAATAATCCTTAATTAGTGGTACAACTACTATTGCATCATTAGCGGTTTTAATCATACTTCGAAGATCAGATACCAAAATATCAATTTGGTCCTTCTTCTGTTCAGAATTAACAACCACATCTTTAAGTAAACTAGAGTATTTTTTACCCTTATATAATTCAAAATCTAAGTCCATGACTATAAATATTGAAAATACCACGTTTTACTTAAATTTATCTAGCGCACATCTCTTGTTTTAATGTTCCTCTATCAGAATAAGATTTAGTAATAGTATTTTGGTACTGTTTCATCTTATTAATTACTTTGGTAATCTGTTGAGTTTTACAAGAAGATATTTCTCTGATATACAAATATAACGCTTTTTTATTGAAAGAATCAATTCTGTCACTGTTTCTGAATAATTCAATTACTGCGTTGGCAATATTTAAATCACGTTGTTTTGTAAATATTTTACCAATATTTTTCTCCCAATAATCAACCATTAATTTCATAAACTCACTTGTTTCCAATTTATCATGATAAGAATCAGTGGTTTGTAAACAAACAGTAGTATCACTTGGAGTATCAGAGATATCAACATGTTGATTGAATCTCTTATAATTGTTATTGTTGTGGAATATTAAATAGTTTTTGGCAACTATACTGAAATAACTAAAGGCCTTACCTTTACCTTCTTCAAATTTATGCATATTTGCAACTAAATGTGCAATTGTTTCTTTTTGAATTTCTATAGGACTGTTGTCAAAATATGTAAATTTAAATGTATTAAATACATTTTCTACTAGTTTATCAAAACAACGTTTAATTTGTTCCTCATAAATTTTATTTCTAATATCCATAGACTGTTCCTTATTATACTGGATAATAGACTTTTCAGTATCTGTAGTAAAATACATTTTTTCTCCGCTCTTCTTTTTTCTCTTTTTTGGTTGAGATACAATCTCAGGAGTGATTGTTACAATACTATCTGTCAATTTTTTTTGTTCAACAATTTTTTTTGATACTTTGTTTGTTTTAATTGTTTTTTCCTGAATCTTTTTCTTTGGTTTAATTACTTTTTTATCTAATTTATTTTTAATATGTATTGTTTTTTTATTTGATTTAAGTCCAACAGTTTTTGAATTTTTCATTCAGCCCTTTCCTTTAATTTTTCAATTAATTTAATTATCTCAGAAAAAACAAAACCTACATCATCATCTTTTTCAAACATCTGTTTATCATCTAAATCTTTTAATTTTGAATATGTGACGGATACTTCTTTTTTAATGTCTAACAACCAATTTTGGTATGTTTCTATTTTATCAAGATTGACATCTAATGCATAACCTAAAAATATGTTAGCACAAATAGAAGCGGTCAATAATACTGATAGTATAATTATCATAATCTTTATTCTGATAAATCAGTATCATCCTCCAAATAATCTGACATATAATCCAATACATCATCAACTAAATCCCAGTTTTCACGGTTCTTTGCTTCATTTAGAAGCGACATAATTTCTTTAATATCTGCGATATCCATATATATAGTTTAGACTGATATCTAAATATATAGGATATTAAGTTAAAAACAACATTTTTATTCAAAAATAATAATTTTATTTTTATTAAAAACTAAAGTGTGGTCCTTTATTAGATGAAACTTCTCGTATAACTTCTTTTTCTACTATTTTTTCCACAGGTACTTCTTTAATTTCAGTAACTATCTCTCTAATTATTTTTTCATTCTTAACTTCTTCTTCAGCTTCTTTTTTTGCTTGTTCTACTACAGATTCTATATTTTCTGATGGTTCATCCACTGAATCTTGATGTTGATATATCTTGATATCATCTTTTGGCTTTTCAACCGTATCAGTAAAATTTAATGTGGTGTTATATGCCAACAGTAAACATATAGCTAATGGATCAAATACAGATATAAGAGCAACAATAAACCACGTTACACCAGTATTCATATCAACTTTAAATTGTTCTGATATAAATTTAAATGTTTGTATATCCTTCTTACTTCCGGCTTCTATCTTAATATCAGCAATTTTCTTATCAAATGATTGTAATTCATCAATTCCTTTTTGTATTTTACCGTTTTCAGATTCAATATCTTTTTCACTCTTATCTATTAATTCTTTGGTTTGTTCTTGTATTTGAGCTAATTGAATTGGATTGCGACTAATAACTACATTAGTCATACTTTCACCCAATCTTGATTCTTGACTGTTTCTTAAAGCAACAATAGATTCAATTCTTTTCTTTGCGGAATTGATTTTGTCTTCAGTATATTTTTTCTGATCCGTGATTACCAAAATTTTATCTTCTGATAATTTATTTTCAATTGCGGATTGCTGATATGCAGATGTTAAATATCCAAAAATACCAAGTGATGTAATAATCATTAGTATTACAACTGCGGAAATTAAATATATTTTAAGCAACAGCTTAATTTTTTTCCAGTATCTATATAAAAATGTAGTAGCTACTAATTTACCTATTTCAAGTGAACTTGCCATAATCATAGATGCTAATGCAGATCCACTAAATAACATTCCAATACCAATTATACTGAAAAATGCTGCACAACTCGCTATAAATAAGGATGATACACCAACAATTCTTTCAAATTTGAATAAATCTTTCATGCGTATATATATTATTGAATAGGGTAAAATTTTACCATTCAAGTATTACTTGTCCATGTGACCCACTTCCGCCATTAATTACTCCTACAGAAGTGAATGAACTTGCTCCACCACCTCCACCTCCAGGATAATCACCTGCATATCCATTCCATGATGAACTT